CTTTGCGCAGCCGTTCATCACGGGCTGCCTCGATTTCCAACCATTTTTCAGGCGCCTTTCCGAGGGCGTCGTAGTAGTCGTCGAGGACCTTGGCAATAGCTGCGATCTTCTGCTTTTCTTTGGTTAGGGACTCATCCGACCGAATAAACGCGTCGGCCATGCTCCGATCTGCATCGGCCTTAACCTTATCCAGCTCAAGCAGGCTATTCCGGACAGCCTTGATCTGAGCGTCAACATAAATGAGATCGATCTGGGCGTTGGCGTACGCACCACCATCGCCCAATATTTGACCCGGCGTCGGGTCTACAGGGCCGCCGGCGTTAAAGCCTTTTGCCAACCCCTTGCGCTCGTTGACACCAGATTCGTGGATACGCCGATTGTTTTCACCTGTTTGCTTGGCACGTTCCCTCTGCGCCTCCAGCGCCTGCAACTGCACGTTCAACCCGGCACGCTTCTCGTTGTACTCGCTTGCCTGCGTCGCGTAGCCAATTGCTCCCTTTGCGGCTTGACCGAGCTGTCGATACTTCTCTATAAGATTGTTGACGGTTCCCTGGAGGTCATTGGCCCTGGCGATCGCCTGCTGTCCAGCGGTCTCCTGCTCGCGCCCAGATTGGGCGGCAGAGCTTCCAACCAGCTGCCACGCAGTCGCGAGGGTGCCGAGCGCCAGCACCGTCCAACCGATAGGGCCCATTGCTGCGAAGAATCCAGTGACTGCAGTCGATGCGGCAGCAATGGCCGTGGCTGCGCCGCCCGCAGACGTAAGCCAAGCAGCCAAGGGCAGCGCTATCAATGTTGCTCCGACCGAGGCGGCAGCTCCAAGGTTGTCGGCCAGCGCACTGATTCCGCTAGCCAGCGCCGACGCAGCACCGCTGTCTTGCCCTGCTGTGCCGACGAATCGCGTAAGGGCATTCTCTAGTTCGGTGAACGCTTGACCGACGGTTTTCACACGTCCATTAAGCTCCTCACCCACGGCACCGTGCGCTTTGGCCAAAGCGGTAACAATGACGTCGCCAGTAAGCTCTCCCTGAGACGCCATTTCCTTCAAGGCCTCAAGGCTGACCCCCGTTCCGGTCGCCAGTGCCTGAAGCAAACTGGGCGCCTGGCTGAGCAGAGAATTGAAAGCCTCCGCTCCAATACCTCCGCTGGACATCGCCTCACCAAAACCCGCCATCGCTGCGGCAGCATCGGCGGCACTGGCACCCGATGCTGCGATAGCCTGCGCAGCAGTATCGGTGACCATCGCGACATCGCGCTGACTCAGCCCGAGCGAGCTAGCTTGGAGCCCAAGCTGCTGGTACAACTGCGCGACTGTCTCCAGCTGGAGACTGGTACGTTGGGCCGTACTGAAAACAGAATCCGTGACTTGCGCAAGACCAGCGCTTCCGTCGGCGACCAAGCGAAGACGATTCTCGACGCCCTGCCAGGCGTCGGAGTATGCAACGATCTTTTCGATGTCCAACGAGTTGATCAAGGCTGCACCCAGGCCTTTCAAAGCCTCAGTCGCACGCCCTGTGGCTGCAGCCTGGCCATCAAGGCCTTGCGCGATGCCGCTGCCCTGCTCGCCAACTTTCGCCATCGAAGCGACCATATTTTCGGTTGCCGCTTGAACCGCGGCAGCACGTTGTGCATTTCCTTCGTATGCGGCAGACAGGCGTGCAACGGAGTCGGCAACAGTTGCGGCAGTTTGCATCGCCTTTGTATTGATACCTGCCAACGCATCCATTCGAGCAGCAAGGATATCGACGGCCGCAACGATTCGTGAAACGTTGTCCGTCCAGGATTGACCGACCCGCTGAGCTGCCGCGTCAGTCCGCTCAGCCGCCTCTGACATCGCGTCGAGATCGGCCCTGGCTGATGCAGCTGCCGCGGAATCGATCTTCAGATCAGCGGTTTTTTCCATGGAGCACCCAATAAATAAACCCCGCTCGATGGCGGGGCAAAAATTAACTCGCCCCTTTAAGGACGACGAAGTATCTGCAGCAAAGGAATATCCGCGGCATCAATCAAAAAACAGAAAGCCCACAACCAAGCGGGAGAAGCTCGGTGCCGCGCGAATATCTGAAATGAGAAAATCGAGCCGACCAACTGCTAGGCACTCGCTCCCATCCCCATCGCCGACCCGACCTTCCCACCCGAGTCATCCGCCAAGCTAACCAACCATGCGTTATCCAACCCGCGCAGCGCACCCAACTCCCACTCCGTAGGCCTTATCCCCCGCTGACGAAACCAAACATCAATCTCCCCATGCATCAGCGGATTCGGCGCCATGCCGGACTGGCGGCCTGCCGCAATGTCACAGAACCAGCGCCACAAATACGCCGTCTCTTCAGGCGGCACGGGTGCGCTGGCCAACTCGTCGGCCAGCACCCCGGTCTGCGCATGGATATCCAGCAGCACCTTCTTTCTCGAAGGCTGACCGTCCTTGCCAGGCCGAGTAAATGCAAACTCGGCCTCGGCAAACGCCACCAGCGCGTCGGTCAGCCCTGCGTAAAAGCGGCGCTGTCGGCCGAGGCTTCCAGGATCTGCGTGACGAAGCTGGGGTTGCGCGTCAGCAGCTTGCGCAGGTTGGCTTCGCCGAAGGGCTCTTTCGGGCCGCGCCAGCCGATGGTGGCGATGACGGCTTTGTCGATGGTCAGGGTGACGTCGTCTTCGATAGGACGCACTTCGGCGTTCTTGCCTTTGCGCGCGTTGGCCAGCTCTTGGCGACGACGGGTATTGATGGTGCGGAAGGTGTGCGAGGACACCTTCTCGGAATGTTCGCCCAGCACGCGCAGGTGAATGCCGGTGGGCAGGTTGGTCGCGGTGAGCAGTTCGACTTCAACGCCTTGTTCGTTGGCGCCGCGTTCGTCGAAGTTGTCGATGCTGATTTCTTGTGCCTGGGTCATGTTTTGTTGTCCTGTGGGGTCACGCCGCACTGCGGCGAAAGGGGAAAGGGGTCGGGCTTGAGGCAAACTCAAGCGCCGTAAATCGGTGCCAGGTAGTCGTACAGCGCGCGCTGCATCGAATCGGGCAATTCAGTGCCTTTGATCGATACCTGCGCGTCGCCGAAGGACACGTCCTGGGCGGTGAGGGACAGCGTCAAGCTGACGGTGGATACGCTGTCGGCCACGATCGCGGTGTCTACCGCCGACACCGAGGCCGACAAGTCGACGCCGTCCACTCGAATCCGTCCGCGGCCGTTGTCGCCGACCGCAATTTCAACGCGCGCCATACGACTGCTCCTTGAAGAAAAAAACCCGGCCGAAGCCGGGTCGAAAGGCGCTCTGGACCTATCAGGCGGCAGCAGCGGGGGCGGCAACCTCCACGGTGTCGCCGGTCAGGCGGAAGTTGAAGGTGGCGGACACGACGCCGGACACCTGGGCGTCCCACGAGCGCTGCGAGACCAGGGCCAGGGCCGAGAAGGTCGAGCCGTCGCTGAAGGTGACGCGGATCAGGTGGGTCTTCTTGTCTTGCGCGGCAGCCTTGATGACGCCTTGTGCTGCGTCGGCTTGCACCCAGTGACCCGACACGGTCATGGTGCCGGCGTCTTGCAGGCCCAGGCGGAATTCCTTGGCGCTAGAGGCCAGAACGGTGGCATCGATTTCGTCGGCAGTGCCGCCTTGGTACTGGACCGACTTGGCGGTGATGTCGAGCGATGCGAAGTCGCCGGCAGCGACCACGGTATTGATGTCGGTGACAGCAGCTTTGGAGATGTCGAGCTTGGTGCCTTGGACGAGCAGAACGGGATTAGCCATGTAGTAACTCCAGAAACGAAAAAACCCGCTCGATGGCGGGTTGGGGGGTGAAAACCTGATCTGGTCGGGACGAAAAAAAACCCCGACAGATTTTCGGTGTCGGGGTTGGTTTTCATGCCATGGCGCTGCGACCCAAGGCCGCAAAACGCCGAACGCAAAAAAGCCCGCTCAGTGGCGGGCTTCATTTCTTTCGGGCGAATTAATGCAGCCCATTGGGCTGCATATACTCACACTCGAAAGTGCGGTGATCAAATTGTGGGTCTATTATTGCGCGCCTTTGCGCGGTAGTCAAGGATATTTCCAATCGATGTGACCGCATGGAACATCAGCGGGTCGAATTGGCGATACGGAATCGCCGCGGCGCGACACAGCGCCGAGGGATGCACGCCGTAGCAGTAGTAGCCGGCCAACATCACCTTGTCTTTCATCGGCAAGGGCTCGCCGCGCCACGCGGCTTCCACCAGCGCCGCGTCCGACACTTCCGCGCCGGTGGGGGGCTGGCGCCACTCTTGGCGGGCCTTGCCTGCCAGCACCGCCAGGTGATGGCAGACCTTGCCGGTCATGCTGATGTCGGGGCGCCGACGCTCGCGCATGATCTCGCCCCAGCGTTCCAGGCGTTCGTGCAATGCGGGCGATACGCGCAACCGGAAGTCGATTTCGCGATGCGGGCGCGGCCCGCTTTGTTTGATGGTCACCAGCTTGCCAAAAGGGTCGATCACCTTGACCTCGCCGGCGCGTGCCGATGCGGCTTCTTTGCGTTCCAGCACGGCGGCGGGGTCACTGTATTCCCAACGTTCACGAGCGGACATGGTCACTCCCTTGCTTGCGATCACGCGACCTTGCGGCGTGACCTGGTTCGATTCGGCGAGCAGGCCCATGCCTGCGTGATGGACGGCATTTACTGCGCTTGTCTGTCTGGATAGATGCATTGCGTTGTCTCCTCTGTTCTGTGTGTCGATCCGGATGCCATCGCATCCGCTGTGGTGTTGGTTCATGTGTGCCATCACGCGAAGCCTCGAGTCTTGCGCGAAGGCGGCGGCGCATCCTGCTGCGCATCTGTCGCAAGACTGGCAAAGCGCGTCTGCGCGCCGACATAGGCCAGGCGCACGCGGCCCGGCTCGCCTTGGCGGATCAGGCCGACGTTGATTTCGGCGATGCCGCGCGCCAGGGTGTCTGCGTGGTAGACCTCGTCGCGATACAGGAACAAGGCCACGTCGCAGTCCTGCTCGATGGCGCCCGAGTCGCGCAGGTCCGAGGGCATCGGACGTTTGTCGGCGCGAGCCTCCAGCTGGCGGTTGAGTTGCGACAGCAGCACGATCGCCACGTCCAATTCCTTGGCAAGCGCCTTCAGTCCTCGCGTAATGCCTTCGATCTGCGCGTTCCGGTTGTCGCCCTCGCCGTTCATCAATTGCAGGTAGTCGATGACCAGCACGTCCAGGCCATGACGGCGCTTGGTTGAGCGCGCTTTCGCGCGCACGTCGAACAAGGACAGACCGCCCTGGTCGTCGATCCACAGGTTCAACGCGCGCAAGCGTTGCAGCCCCGCCGATATGCACGACCACACGGCATGGTCGCCCTCACCTGCAGGGATGGTGTCGGCCTGCAGCAGGTAGCGCAGATCCACCAGGCCAAGGCTGGCAACCTGGCGTTGCAGCAGCTGGCGCTTCGGCATTTCCATCGACAGGAACAAAGCCTGTCCATGCACCGCGACATGGCTGGCGACATTCATCGCAAACGCTGTCTTGCCCATCTTCGGTCGAGCTGCGATCACGATCAGTTCGCCGCGTCGCAGGCCGCCTGACAGCTTGCGATCCAGTTCGGCAAAGCCGGTGGAAATTGCCTTCGGCACGACGCCAGCAGCTTGTTGTCGCAGCTCGTCGACGAAGCTCTGCAAGCCATCGGAAACATGCTGTGGTTCGACACGGCCGCGCGCAGCGGACAGCTTTTCCAATTCGCCCTGGCCATAGTCGATCAAGGTGGAGATCGGTTCGCCGATACCGGTGTGTGCGCGGTCGGACAGTTCGGACGCCAAGGCCAGCACCCCGCGCCGCTGGGCGCGGTCACGCACCATGTCGGCGTAGTGGCCGATGTTGGCCACCCCGGGGGTGTTGCGCGACAAGGCGTTCAAGTAGGCCAGCAGCTCTGCGGGTTGTGCGCCCAGTCGCTCGAACACCGTCAGCACATCCGCTGCCGCGCCCTCGCCGATCAAGCGCAGCACTTCGCGATACGTCTGCCGATTGCGCGGGCTGTAGAAGTGTTCCGGGCGCAGTTCACCGACATGGTCGATGGCATCGTTGTTCAGCAGCAGGCCGCCCAGCACCGATTGTTCTGCGGCGTCGCTATAGAGGTCGGCGCGTGTCATGCGCGGCGCTCGTGTTGACCGCCGGCGACATTCGAAAAGCCTGCGGGGCTGATCAACCAGTCGAAGCCGACATTGGGCGGAAGCGAGCAGTGTTCACGCACCCAGGAAAAATAGCGCAGCCAGAAGCTCGGCTTGTCCGAGTAGCGGATGAACGCGGCGATGTCGCCGGCGCGCTTGGTCGAGTACACATGCGTGGCAACCGTGCCAAGCTGCTCACCCAGCGCCGCGTTATAGGCGCTGATGACCTCGATGGCGGTGGCGTCGTACTCGCACTGCACCTCGTCTTCCCAGCAGGCGCCGTTCAGCCAGGTGGATGCGTGCTTCACGTACTTCACGTCGGTCCA